TCAGTCATCGACTGGCGGGGCAAACATATCGGCCTGGCGACGCGCTATCTCGTCCTTTCGAACCGCCTTAACGATCTTATAGATCCACTGAAGCGATACCCCCCACTTGCGTGCCAGGTCGCTTTGATTGGTGCCGTTGAATTCCTCGTAGATCTGCCGATCCCGCCGGCTCAGCTTGCCCGCCAGCCCCATTGGGAAATAGACGTTCTGCCCACCCCAATGCGCCGCCATGCGATCGGTGACCTCCTTGGCCACATGGCGGGCAGCCTCATCATCCATCGAAACCAACTCACGTAGCGCGCCCGCAACGTGTTCAGTCAGATCAACCAGCAGTTCCGGCCCCTTGCTTCGGAAGTCATTCATACAGCCTTCACCGCAGCATCAAGGGCCAGGCTCATTGATCCTGCTCCTTCACTGGCGTAAACCAAGCCACATCAACACCTCGAACGGTCACGGTGTTACAGGTCAATGGCCCCGCAGGCGAATAGCGAATCCCTCGCAGTTGAGAACCAAAGCGGCACATAAACCGCTCAAGGCTGCTCAGTTCAATAAAAATCTTATTGTCCAAAAGCACCAGAAGCATGATCGAAACCCCAGCATCACGAATGTCACGCGTTAACTCATTGAACGCGGATAACTGCGCCGGAAACGCCTCAGTCAAAATGCTCAACGGTTGAACCGGTGCCGCTATCGCTGCCAAATTCAGAGAATCCATCTCAAACCCCCTTAACGACATCGGCAGTCACCTTCGGCACACCCAGTTGAACAGCTAGATTCATCGCCGCAACCATCAGATTGCCAATCGCCAACGGATAAAGCAGAGAAACGGTCCCATCCCGCCCACCATGGCGAGTCGGCTGAGACAGCCGTGCCGCAATCGCCTCAATGGCACCCTGATCGATGACGTCCCCAAGCACCTTGCCCACTCGATCAAATCGAAACGTCAAAAACTCCTCCAGACGCGAATGCTCAACCGGCGTCAACGTGACCCGTTCACAACGCTGCACCACCTCACGCACATCCGCGTTACGCTCACTCAACTTCACCCCCAGCTCTGGCTGACCAATCATGATCACGCTCACCAACTTAGTGAACCCGACCTCCAACTCCAAAATGCGCTTAAGGTGTTTCAGCGTCGGCACCGGCAAACTGTGCGCTTCCTCAATCACCAGACAATGGCGATACCCTGCTGCATGCGACTCCTTCAACGCTTTATGCAACTGAGCGAAGCGCGCCTCGGGACTGCTCTTGGGCTTAGATAAGGGCGCGACAGCCGCCATCATCGACTCGGCAATGTGGGTGCTCTTCAGCGACTTGCCCCTAACATCGTTATCCTCGGACGCCAACACATACGGCTCAATGACCATCACCGGATCATTGTTCTCGGCAATGCGGTTCACTAGGTCTCGGCGGAGCGTACTTTTGCCGGCCCCCGATTCCCCCTCAACCGCCAGAAACCCACCATGCCGCGCCGTTTGATACATCGCCTCGCGCACATAACGAATATCCGGGCTCACCCACATATCCTGAGCACACTGCAGCTCATCAAACGGATCTCGAAACAGGCCAAACGCCTTACGAGTAGCTAGCTGTAGCGTTTGTTTAGGCAGTAACATCAATTCGTCCTCCCCGGACGGCTCTTTCACAAGGGCCGGACCTGCCGTGTTGGCGCACGGCGGGTCCACTTCATCAAAAGCATTAGCAATAGCGGCGTCATTGGCACCGGACTCCGTCAAGAATCCCCGAATGCGCCCCCGCAAAACCTCACCATCCAGACTGCGCGGCCAAAGGCCGTGGTTCAGCAACTGCGCAACCGTGGCGCTACTCAAACTCAGCGACTGAGCCAACGCCGCCTGAGGTCGCCCCATCTCCTGCAAAATCCTTTTCAGCTTCAACATCACTCACCTCCAACGGTGTGGCGCATGACTTCAACAGGCCGTTTCAACTCAGCCTCAACCGCCTCAATCTGCTCTTGAGGAACACCTTCTGGAAAACGCCTCAGCAACCACCCAAACGTCTCAGCCGACCAAAGATTGCCCAACCGAGGACGCAGAAGTTTCGCCGCCTCAACATGACTCAGCGGGGCAATCTCAACAGAGGGAACATTGACGTTCAGACTCGTACCGCGCCGTGGCAGATAAGCCGGCAGCACCGTGTCATTCACATGTTTATGCGGATCAATCAGCCCACCAAACGGCACGGCCTTCGTCTTACGCACGGCCTGTGTATCGGCCTGATTACTCGTGCCGGTCGCAATTTGCTCCAACACCTTGCGCGACACCTGAGCCGGCGTTTCGGCATGACGCTTGTACGCTTCGCCGATAGTCGCCGCGGTCTCGCTAAAACCAAACGCATTCACCCCAATGCGCTCAATCACGTGATACCGCTCACGCCCGTCATCGCCCACCAGTACCGCAATTGCCGAGTCCTTATCCCGCCAACAATTGCGAGTGATCAGCAGCTGTTCGCCCACCATCACCCCCGGCACCGAACTCACATCAAACTGCGAGCCCCGGAACGAAACCCGCAGCAAATTGCTCACCTTGCGGTTTTCCGGCGTGCTCACCGCCAACTCACGACACACCTCAACGCTGGGCGCCAGCCGCAACTGCTCCTGCGTAATCAACTGCCATACGCCATACCGAGTGCGCCGCGTGCGGGTATGAATCGACGTCGCATTGAAGTACCGCATCCACTGGCCGGCCCAGGTATTGATCTGCTCCAGACTGCTGGCGGCCTGAAACTTCAAAGCACTTTCAAACTCACGCTCAACAATGTTGTGTGCCTGTTCAACCTGACCCTTGGCCCGCGCATTACCGACCCGATTGATAACCAAATCGATCGACAACACACGGCAAAGATTGCGAAAAATACCACTGGTCATCGCCGCCCCTGGGTCCGTCATCAACACCCAGGGCACCCCATGAAATGGGTCTGAATCACTGCGTTTCTGCATTGCGTTAATCAGCACCGCGCACAGGTTCTCCGCTGATTCCGCCCCCAGCACATACTCGACATACAGCGTGCCGCTCGTATGGTCCGTGATCACATACCGCCACAGTCGCTGGCGTTCGATCTTCTTCAGATTCGCGGGCTTACCGTCATAGAACTCGGCCTTACTCATCACCCGAGCGCCGTCATCGGCCAGATAAAACTGCGTCGAGATCGAAGCATCAATCTGCCAAACATGATTGGGATGCTGACTCGCCAACGACACCGCCGGAGCGTCCTGCAGCAACTGCTCGGGATGCAACTTGTAAGCGCGCAACGCCCGGCTAATCGCACTGCGACTCAACGGTCGAAACTCCCCCGTGTCCTCGTCCACCCGGCCAGCCATCACCAAGTTATTGCTGCGCAAGCGCTCAACGGCCCGCACAATCGTCGACAATTGCTTATTGTTCGCCCGGATGGACTCCAACAACACCGCCGAAATCAACCGCGCTTCCTCAAGCGGCAACGCACTGCAACCCGCATCGCTGCGCCGCTTTCGCGGCTTCGCCAAACGCACCGCCTTCAACTGGCGTTGCAGAGTAGAAATCGAAACCCCCAACGCTAGCGCCCCAGCTTCGTAAATAGCCGTACGCTCACCATGCACAGCCGCATCAGCGCGCTGTGCGACCTGCATCAACTGCTCAATGTGTACCGGATTCATCAATCAGGCCTCCGCAGGCGTCATCCAGGCCACGCCATCCGCCTGATCTGGCAAATTGAACTCACTGCGAACCGACCCCAGCGTGATCTCCAATTGCCGAATCAAACCGGCTTTAAAAACACGGTGATCCTCACCACCGACAGCCAACGCCTCCAGCTTCGCAAACCCCTCGCGCAATGGCCCCAACACACTCGCCTCTGCCTCATAAGCGATCGCCGCCACTTCCCCGCGCAAAGCCTTCGCCACCTCATCCGCAGGCATCGCCTGGATTCGCTTACGGGACACCTCCAACTCCCGCCGAGCCTTATCCAGCTCGCCGGTCTTCTTCGCCATCACCTCGCTCTGCGCGGTGTAATCGGCCTTCATCTCATCAAGGCGCCGGCCTAACAGATCCTTCTCCTGGGTGTGCTTGGCAATCATCTCCTCAGCAAGATCAACAAACGCCTCCTTGTCCCCGGCTTTCGCCACTTCAATCAGCGCCGCCTGCTGGTCCTGCGGCAAACGGCGATACTGGCGCAACTCGCGATACCCGATCCCCATACGCGACATCGAATCCAGCGCCTCCTCACCGAAGGCTCGCAGGTTCGCGATATCCCGATCCACCTGATCAACCGAACGCCCCAGCAGCCCGCAAAACTCCTCCCACGTACCGCTCAACACCTGCGCACCGTGCGGACTTTTGCGCCCGGCCAGCCCTCGATACAGCTTCTTCTCCTTCACAAATGCCAACTTCGAAGTCCGCACCGTGCGGGAAAACGCCTCAAACACGCCGGCCATTTGTGCCTGCCCCAGCAACTGATTCACCGTGTCACACTCTTCACTGTGCGAGGCGTGAAGCGCAGCCATCGCGTTCTGATCAGCGGTCAACATCACCCCATCCAAAACAGGCAGCGCCAGCGCCTCCACGGGTATGCTCTTGCTCCGTGCCATACAACCTCCTTAAACGATCGACCCAGCGGCAATACGCTGATTGATTTCCTGCATACGCTCCGTCAAACGGGCCATGTGCTCGGCATGCGCCTGTGCGATCTGCAACACACCCACCGAGTGAGCAAAGCGGCCGTTATCCAGCTTCACCGCCAGACCCTCCTCAATCAGTGTCTGCATGGCCCGCGTGATATTGCAGGGACTGTCCTGCGTCAGCTGCGCCAACTCCGTATTACTCAAACCCGTCACCGTGTGCCCCTTCAACGCCTTCAGCGCACGCAACACGCGTGCAGCAGCCGACACCGAACGATTCATAACCTCGCCTCCGGCTCAGACATTTCAGGTAAATTGACACCCTCAATACCGGTGGCATTGAGTGGCAATGGGTTCAGGCAAAAAGTGGAAACAACGAAAAAGGTGTGAATTGGTGGGTTTTTTGTAGGAAAACTCTTTTTTTGCCCTGCGCACCCACACGACGTAGGTTTTAAAACGGTAGATTCCGAATAGCCGATATGATTTTTCATCACGAGCCTCACGCCACAAAACGGTTGAGCTCAAGGGCTGTCGCCGGATCAGTACAAATTTCTCCGGCTTTAAGACCCAGTTTGATCGCGATCTCGTGGGCCTGACCCCTTACACATTTCTTGCGTCCACCCAACACCTCAAACACCAGGTTGGGTGAAAAACGATTGGCGATTGCCCATTGGGTAATCGAAACACCTTTGGCCTTGAGCTCCGCTCGGGCCTGATCTGCTGTACGTAGCGCCATGGGTTCACTCCGGGGGCTGCGGGCACCGCTGGGGTGCCGATTAAGTTGCCGTTCGTGGTAGGACGGTGTGAATTTATGATGGAACCAATCGGTTCCTTTTCAAAGGCTTTATGGCAACCGAATGGTTTCTTTTTGTGAGCGGCTGCGCGCAGAGCGGACACGACTTGGCCTCAACCAGACCGACTTCGCGGCACTGGCCGGCGTGACAAAAAAAACGCAAATGCTCTACGAAGCAGGCGAACGTGTGCCCGACGCTAACTACCTGGCCGCCATTGCCGAAGCCGGTGCCGACCTGAGCTTCATCGTCACCGGGCAAAAAAACACCGCCACGCCGTCCGCTGCCGCATGGGCGTCCATCGACAGCGAAAAGCTCGGCCGAATCATCGAAATGCTAGAAGCAGCCGCCAAACAAGCCGGCCGGCGCTGGCCCGCAAAGAAATTGGCCGAAGTGGCCGCAGAGGTCTACAACGCGCTGGGTGACGATCAAGGATTTGATCAACCACGCGTTGAGCGAATATTGAAGTTGGTAGTAAATCGCTAAATAGCAAAGGAATTCTATGCGAAGAGACGACGAGGCCCTGGTAAGCAATCTGTCAGCCAGGCTATCTGAGGAAATCGAAAATCTCCCCAGGGACGGAAAAAATCGCGAACTCACCATCAAGATCAAGGGCAACCGGGGGCATATCAACCTCGGTCATCAAACCTTTGACATAAAGACCGCCAAAGCGCCCCCGCCAGAAGGCGGTGATCGTGCTCGGGAATGCCCGCAATGCCGCCACTGCACATGGCGCTACACACAGTTGTGCATGCACTGTCATTACAACCTGCACCGTCACGACGAAGTCGCTGAGCAGGAAAAAGATTGGGCGCACAAAAAGCGACACAATATCCAAGTGTTGAAAGCAGGTGTCTGCTGCGTCGGCATTACCGGTCTCAGCTTTTTTGTCATGGACTATCCGCTTGAAACGCTAAAACCGTTGGCCTTAGGCCTGACAGGTGCTCTGGGATTCTTTGCACTCACAACCATGAGGTCACACAGATAAAGCACTGGCAGATAACCGCCAGCATTAAACGGTCAGGGACGACCAAAGACACTTTAAAAGGAGGTTTCAATGACCGAGAGAAAACACAGCACCCCTTGGAAGGATCGGCCAGCCGCCGAGAAAATCACACTGATAATCGGCTGGTGTGTTATCGCAAGTCTCATGATGTACGGGTTCCTGCCGAACAAACCCGAACCGAGCGCCCCCTCACCAGGCGCCGCATCTGAAGCGCAACCGTCCACAGCGCGGTATAACGGCCCCAGTGCACAGGCACTGAGCAGTGCAACCCAACACCTGTTGCAACTGGACAGCGCGATGGCCGAAGGTATGCAAATACTCAAGGCCGGCCAGCGCCATGAGTTGAACGCTCACAGCCAACGATTCAAATCACTGCTGGAAGGTAGCTACGCGCAATTCGGTCGCTCCGTGTTCCAACCGCTGGGCAAGTGCACCTCGGCGGCAATCTTTGCCAACAGCTGGTGGCAGGCCCACGTGACGGCCATTCGCCAAGGAGGTACTGAGCCGATACCCGGCTCGATCCAAAGCCACATGGATGAGTACATACTCAACCGAGCTGACTGCCTGCAAAGCGCGAATCCCTCGGTCGAAACAGCAGCGCCTACCATCGACAAAACACGGCGGATTGACCAGCGTACTTAACAGCCATGACCGGCTGAGAGCAACGCGTCGAGTGACGACAACATAAATCGACCAAAACTGGCCGCTGATAGGTGAGCAAAATTGGCAGATCCAGACAGGCGCCCTGTACTGAGATTACTGCATGGATAGAGCGGGCGATTGTCAGGTGGCATCCGCTAAGTAGTAGAGGATGTACCCGGAATACACTAGAGAACCGGCGGCCACTTCTGCCTTGAAGCACTCTTTGATTGCATCCTCATCAACAAAACCGTAATCCGACAGCCTGTCGCTGGCAAAACTAGCAAGTCGCCATGCGTCGAAGCCGCTGATCTCACCATGAGCCCCAAAGTCAAAGTCTACTGTACCCGTGGGGAGGCTAACCGCGCAGCCATAGCCGTGCTTGAAGTAACGAACTCCGCCTTCAAGTTCTCCGCGCTGAGGAATGTCAGTTCCCACCCAATCCCTATTGGTCAGAGGCCGTGGGATACCGGACCGCTGCATCATGTCCACAGCGGCGCCGACGCTTGCTTGGTAGTCGCGGATTAAAATGGCGAGTTGGTTATTCATACAGTCTCACGTTGTAGATAGCGGCGCTGAGTTGAGAGGCCGCAGAGAGTAGCATTCGAAGCAATTGATGGGCCGCTATTGGCCGACCCACGCCTGCGTCCAACCCAAGAACGAAAAACTCTCAATTTGTAAGGGCTCGCATTATTTCGCAAACCACCGGCCTTGTGTATTTCTCACTGGGGTCAGTCTCAGGCGGGTCGCTACTACGGCTCCACTCACCTTGATCGAACGCTTGGTAAAGTGAGAAAGCAGGTTGAGGCATTTCGCTGGTCATACCCACTTCAACCACGGCATTTACGATCCCGTTCATGACGTCGTCGCAAAAATCATAGATCAAAGATCCCTGTAGATAACCTTCCGCAACCGCAATGGACAGCTCGTTCAGCACATCTTGCGGTGTAACATCAAATTTCTCACAAGTGGCGGCAAGATCACTCAGGGTTAAACCCTCTGCGCCAGCTTTAATCGAAAGCTTCTCGAGCTCATTCTTCGGTAACACCCTGATCATGAGCTTCTTCCGGTTAGGTACGAAGGTACGCTTGCATCACTCATAAGCTTTCTATCCGACAGAGTGGCCGCACAGCCGCCACATGTTCAATGCCATGCTGCATTACGGCTTCATTGACGGTCAACTTCAAATCCAGGCAATGACCGCTTCGGGTTAGCAGCCGTATTCCTTGCACCAGCCCAACGGGCTGAGTACGCTCTGAACGCACTTATAGCCACGGGAGGTGCATATGGAAAGCTCTGCAGCATTGGAAATCGAGAAAGCTGCTTACGATGAGTTTCTGATCCAATGGAATCAAGACGCCTTCCAACAACAGAGGCTTGGTCAAGCTTTCTACAATTTTTTCAACCTTCATAAGCTCGCGGATCAGACATTGCTGACTGGCCTCTATGAGGCTGACGGTCAAAAAGCTACGGCCCTGATCTCCCGGATTTTCAGTATCACGTAGTAGCCGACTACCGACCAAGAACAGCCGATAGGATTGGACTGCACCGAAGTCCTGTTAAGGATGATTAACATGCTGGTTAAATGCCAAAGATGCGACCAAGGATACATACGAGCAATGCATGTCCGCTCTACAAAAATCTCACTTTGGGTGTGCGAAGAATGTGAAGCCACGTGGAAGAGTCAGGCTGAAGTAAATGTCAGCAAGTTTGAAGACTACGGAACGTTGATGGTCGGTATTGGACGCAGTCCTTTATGGTCAGAGCTGGAACCACAGTGAAGAGCACGTCATAGGGGGCCTTTTATCCAAGGTCTATTCCAGCTTGTCGAAGCATCGCGAAACCCGCCCAGCATGGCGAGGATCGAGATCCCGCATCGAAACAAAAACTCGAGCAGTACACGCGTTTACCAAAGCCAGGGCGCAGAAAAAAGGAGACCGAAATATGAAAGCCCCGAGAATGACTACTGCGCACGGCTCACACAGGGCTCAAAAGCTAGTGGAGCTTGGCTGGACTGTTAAACATGAATTCAAGGCTGACAACGAAACATACGAGTGGTACTTGGAATGGGAACACGTTGAAGACCCTCCGTTGCTTTCCTCACAAGATAATTGTGATGAGCCCAGCCACAAACGCCTCTGTGACTGATTCAATATGGCAGATTTAACGTTGTAGATAGAAGCATGATGGATGCTTTTTACACAGTCTCGACCCAAAGCGGACAGTGTCCGAAAGCACGATAGCCAAGGGTGGGGTGGGAATATCACTGACAGATTGTGAGGCGCAGGTGTATACATGTGGAGTAACGACAGCTCTTGGTTCGCTTGGGATTTGAATGGACGATCTTTCCGATATTGAATGTGTAAACCTCACGGTGACCAAGCGAGAGCTTAGGTATGTGGGCCAGCTCTCGCGCTGCACATTCCGTCCGAATCACTCCCTACATATTGTGATCCCCCCTCACGTAGGTCTCCATTGCATGCATTTGATCTGCAAAGTTGAAGAAATCTTTGAAATAAATGGTGTCGGTTGCGTAATTTCCCCCGGCATCCCGCATGACTTTCCGCACCCGGTACGTTCGAGCGCAGCGCTCGTTATTGAAACGCCAGCGGGGGGCAGAATCGAAACTACCTTACAGAATCTGATGTGTATTCGCGGAGGCAGGCAACGCCTACACGATCCGTTCACCCTAGCGAGTAACATTCAGAAAGCAGATATACCGCTGGGTAGCCTCGTTTTTCTCCTTCGTGGCGCTGGAACCTGACAGCGCTCTTTAGGCGTAAGCCATTCCCACTGGCCGACCTCCGCCGAATGCGGTTCCAACACTACACAAATCATCGACAGCAGCCCGGGCGTCCGCATTGCCCGGCTCCCCCTCTCCCTAAACCCGATTAAAAGCCCCTCCAGCCCACGCCACCCACCATAGCGGCCTGAGCACATCCAGCGCCCCAACCCAAGGGGCGCCACGACAGGAGGCGACCCCATGCGACCCGAACACCCCCGCGGCATCCGCAACTACAACCCCGGCAACATCCGCCACGCCCATGGCGTCCGCTGGCAAGGCATGTCCACCGACCAGACCGACAACCAATACGTCCAATACATCAACCCACGCTGGGGCATCCGCGCCATCGCCCGTGTCCTCATCACCTACCAAGACAAACGCCGCGCCGCCGACGGCAGCCCCATCGACACCGTGCGCGAAATCATCGAGCGCTGGGCGCCGCCCTCAGAAAACAACACCGATGCCTACATCATCAGCGTCGCGCGCGCCCTGGGCCTCGACCCCGATGCGGCCAGCGTCGACGTCTACGACTTCGACATCATGCGCGCCCTGGTCACCGTCATCATCCGCCACGAAAACGGTCCAGGTCCCTTGCCAGGCGGCCGCTGGTACGGCGACACCATCATTGCCGATGGCCTATCACTGGCCGGCATCGAGCGCGGCATTGTCCACGGCCAATTCAAAGGGGCGCCCGCATGAGGCTCATCAGCGATTGGCGCCACGGCTACAAGCTCTACAGCCTCCAGATCGGTTTGGTCATCGTCCTGGCAGGGTTCGCCCAACTGGAACTATTGCCCCTCTGGCAGCCACAGCTACCCCCCAAGGCCTACGCCACCCTCAACAGCGCACTGGCCATCCTCCTGTTCGTCGCACGCCTGATCAAACAAGGGCCAGACCGACCACCACAGCACTAAGCCTGCGGAGCGCTGAATGAACCTCAATGAACTCAACTTCGGCTTCCAGACCGTGCAATGGCTGGTCCTCACCATACTGGCCCTCTACACCTGGATCACCAACCGCCACACCGCCAGCGCTCGAGAACTGCTTGAACTGCGCACCCGCATCGTCGCCCTCGAGGAACACGTCCGGCACCTGCCAGACCCATCAGCGGTCACCGACCTGTTGGGCGACATGAAAGCCATCCGCGCCGAACTCACCGGCGTCAAAGACGCCCTCAGCCCCTTGGCCCGGTCCCTCGACCGCATCAACGACTACCTGCTGCGAGAAAAAACATGACCCCCTATGCCGATTACCTGCGTCACGACATGCGCCTGGTCATCTTGCGACTGCTGGTTGAAATGCCCGGCTACCGCGCCAACAGCTCCGTCCTCAACACCGCCCTCGACAACTTCGGCCACACCGCCAGCCGCGACCAGGTCAAAACCGAGCTGCAATGGCTCGCCGAACAGGCCGCCGTCACCCTGGCCGACATCGGCCCGGTGCTGGTCGCCACCCTCACCGAACGCGGCCAAGACATCGCCGCCGGTCGCGCCCGCGTGCCCGGCATCAAACGCCCGGGGGCCTGACCATGGCCGGCAAATCCTCCATCAATCGCCTGCCACCGCGGGTCAAGGCCTACATTCAAAAGCTTCTGCGTGAAGATTGCTTAACCCTCGACGACATGCTCGCCGACATCCAAAAGCGCTTCCCCGACGAAAAAGCCCCCAGCCGCAGCGCCCTGGGTCGCTTCAAGCTGGGCTTCGACGAGCTCATCGACAAAGCCCGTCAGCAACGCGAAATGGCCGAAGCCTTCGTCGGCGCCTTCGGTGAAGACGCTACCGACAAAACCGGCGCCTTACTCGTCGAAGCCATCTCAACCCTGACCTACCAGGCCGCCATGGGCGCCCACGAAAAAGACGACGTCACCGTCGCTGAAGTCTCCGCGCTGGCCCGCGCCGCCAAAGCCACCATGGAAGCCCGTACCCTCAGCGTCAAAGAACGCCAGGCCATCGAAAAAGCCACCCGTGAACGCCTGCTGCAAGAGCAAGCCGCCGAACTCGACAACGCCGTCAAAGCCCAAGGCATGACCGAAGACCAGGCCCAGTTCTGGCGGCAGAAATTCCTCGGCGTCAAACCATGAAAGCCGCCGCCAGCACACTGCGCGTCATCGAATGGGACGAACTGCCGCCCAGCGTCCGCCAGATCCCCGAGGGCTACGACCCGCTGGGCGAAGGCATCCTAATGGCCCACCAATCGCAATGGCTGGCCATCGACGCCCACATCAAACTCTGTGAAAAAGGCCGCCGTACCGGCATCACCTTCGCCGAAGCACTGGACTCAGTCATCACCGCCGCCTCACAAAAAATCGCTGGCGGCATGGACTGTTTCTACATCGGCGACACCAAGGAAAAGGGCCTGGAATTCATCGGCTACTGCGCCAAATTCAGCCGCGTCATCGCCGAAGCCCAAGCGTCGGGCGTCAGCCAAATCGAAGAATTCCTCTTCCAGGACCAAGACGACGCCGGCAACACCCGCCACATCAACGCCTACCGCATCCGCTACGCCTCGGGCTTCAAAATCGTCGCGCTCTCCAGCAACCCGGCGGGCGTGCGCGGCCTACAAGGCAAAGTCATCATCGATGAAGCTGCGTTTCACCGCGACGTCGCGGCCGTGCTCGACGCCGCCACAGCGCTGCTGATCTGGGGCGGTCGCATCGTCATCATCAGCACCCACAACGGCAAAGCCAACGCTTTCAACCAAATGGTCGGCGACATCCGCGACCAGCGCTACGGCAGCAGCGCCCAAGTCTTCCGCGCCACCTTCGACGACGCCGTCGCCAATGGCCTGTTTGAACGGGTGTGCTTCATGGCCGGCAAGGTCGCCACGGCTGACGAAAAAGAAGCCTGGTACAAACAAATCCGCAACGCCTACGGCCCGCGCAAAGCGCAAATGCGCGAAGAACTCGACGCCATCCCACGCGACGGCAACGGCGTTTGCATCCCTGGCGTCTGGATTGAAGACGCCATGCGCCCCGGTCGTACCGTTCTGCGCCTGGCCCTGGACGATGATTTCACCCAACAGCCGGTCTACCGGCGCGAGGCCTACGTCAACGACTGGATCGAGCGCTACCTGTCGCGATTGCTACAGCCGCTCGCCCCCGAGCAACGCCACTTCCTCGGCATGGACTACGCCCGGCACCGTGACTTCTCCATCATCTGCCCGATGTCCGTTGACCAAGCACGGCATCGCGACGTGCCGTTCGTGGTCGAGATGCACAAAGTGCCCACCCGGCAACAGCAGCAGATCCTGTTCTACATCCTGCGCAGACTACCGCGTTTCGTCGGCGCGGCCCTGGACGCCACCGGCAGCGGCGAAACACTCGCTGAAGACACCGCCGACGCGTTCGGCCACAACCGCATCCAACAAGTGAAAATCACCCGGACCTGGTACGGCGCGTGGATGCCCAAATTCGTGCAACTGTTCGAAGACGCGACAATCACGCTGCCCAAAGACGACTCGCTGCACCAAGACATCCGCGCCATCGAAACCGTCGACGGCATCCCCATGATCGTCAAAGCCCGCAAACAAGACCTCAAAGACCCCGACCTCTACCGCCACGGCGACTTCGCCGGTGCCGGTGCGCTCGCCAACTTCGCCACGCTGGAAGTCGCCAGCGGCCCGGTCACCGTCAAATCACGCCGCCCACGCCAAGGCCAACACCTCACCCAGGGGTACGCATGAACAACACAGGCCTATGGGTCAGCCCCACTGAATTCGTCCACTTTGCCGAGCCCCAACGCAGCCGCTCCCTCAACCGCCACATCGCCACCCGAGGCCGCGCCCAGGCCAGCGACTTCGGCAGCCATTTACCTAACCCAGACCCGATTCTCAAAGCCCAAGGCAAAGACATGGCGGTGTACCGCAACCTGCGCAGCTCAGCCCTCGTCGGCGGCAACATCCGCCGCCGCAAAGCCGCCGTGCTGTCGCTGGAGCGAGGCCTGCAACGTGAAGACACCGCCAACAAAGTGGAACGCTTCATCACCGACTGGCTCACCGACCTCGACCTGGACCGCATCATCCGCGAACTGCTCGACGCACCGTTATTCGGCTACCAACCCATCGAACTCCTCTGGCGCCCCGTGGGCAGGCATTGGGTGCCACAAGACCTGCTCGGCAAACCGGCGGAATGGTTCTTCTACGACAAAAACAACGCGCTGCACTTTCGCGCCAAAGACGCCGGCCCAGACGGCGAGCCCTGCGACCCGCAACGCTTTGTCGTCGCCCGGCAAGACGCCACCTACGCCAACCCCTACGGTTTCCCGGACCTGAGCATGTGCTTCTGGCCGGCCACCTTCATGAAAGGCGGGCTCAAGTTCTGGGTACAGTTCACCGAAAAGTACGGCAGCCCCTGGGTCATCGGCCAACACCCACGCGGCGCCACCGACGGCGAAACAGAACTGCTGCTCGACAGCCTCGAAGCCATGGTCCAAGACGCCGTCGCCGCCATCCCCGACGACGCCAGCGTGCAAATCATCGAAGCGGCCGGCAAAGCCGGCAGCGCCGACGTCTACCGCCAACTGCTCGAATACTGCCGCAGCGAAATCAACGTCGCCATGCTCGGGCAAAACCAGACCACCGAAAAAGACACCAACCACGCCAGCGCCACCGCCGGCGCCGAAGTCACCCAAGACATCCGCGACGGCGACGCCGCCATCGTCGCCAGCGCACTCAACGCCTGCATCCGCCACGTTGTTGACCTCAACTTCGGCCCCGACGTCGCCGCGCCGCGCTATGCCCTGTGGCAACAAGAAGAAATCGACAAGTCCCTGGCCCAGCGCGACAAGGCCCTGACCGAGTCCGGCGTAAGGTTCACCAACGCCTATTGGCAGCGCACCTACAACCTGCAGGACGGTGACCTACAACAAGCACCGACCCGGGGCGACAAACCGTCATTCGCCGAAACCACACAACACCCGGCGCCGGACCAAGCCGCCCTCGACCAAGCCATCAATAGCCTGCCGGCCGAGCCCTTAAACCAACTGACTGAAAACCTCGCCAACCTGATGTTCATGGCCGACACCTGGGGCCGCCTAAGCACCACCGCCGACCGGGAAGACTGACATGGCCAGCCCCGTAAAGCAGCTCAACCCCGCGGACCTCAAGGTCATCTTCGGCCTCGAGCCCGCCAACGCTATCGCCTACCTAAAGGCCAAGGGCTACGCCATCACCTGGCATTGGCAAGACATCCTCGACCAGGCCCACGACCACGCGTTCACCGTCGCCAAAGCCATGCGCCTGGACCTACTCAGCGACATTCGCGCCGCCCTGGAAACCGCCCTCCAACAGGGCCAAACCCTTCAGCAATTCACCGCCAACCTGAAACCAGTCCTACAAGCCCAAGGCTGGTGGGGTCAGCAAGTCATCGTCGACAGCCAAGGCAGCGCCGAAACCGTCCAGCTCGGTAGCCCACGTCGCCTAAAAACCATCTACCAAACCAACCTGCAAAGCGCCTACATGGCCGGCCGCAAAACCGCCATGGAACAGACCACCGAGACCCACCCGTACTGGATGTACATCGCCGTCCTCGACGGTAAAACCCGCAGCAGCCACCGAGCCATGCACGGCCAAGTCTTCCGCCACGACGACCCCATCTGGTCAACCATCTTCCCGCCCAACGGCTTTAACTGCCGCTGCCGCGTCGTCGCCCTCAGCGAAGCTGCCGTCAAACGCCGCGGGCTCATCGTCATCTCCAGCCATGGGAGAACCTTCACCGAAACCGTCGAGAGTGGCACCGATAAACGCACCGGAGAAACCAGAACCGCTACCATCACCGGCATCCGCCTCACCAACGCCCAAGGCCACACCATCACATTCCGCACCGACCCAGGCTTCAATCACGCCCCCGGCACTAGCTGAATTAACACACGTCTCCGTGGCGAGGGAGCTTGCTCCCGCTGGGCTGCACAGCAGCCCCAAACCCAGCCCCACCAATACTTCCTGACCCACCGCAAACCAAAATGGAAGGCATCCTATGTTCATCATCGAACTAGACCACCAATACCTGCAGCAAACCCTAAGCAAAGTGGAACACTCCATCGGAGACCTCACACCACTCATGCACAGCCTGGCCGCCGAACTCGCCAGCCAAACCGAAGAAAACTTCGAACAGGAAGGCCGTCCCCAGTGGCCTGAGCTTTCTGATACCACCACCGAACGACGAGCTCACAACGGCCACTGGCCTGGCAAGATGCTGCAAGTCAGCGCCGCCGGCCTGGCCGCGTCAATCACTACCCAGGTCACCGATAGCTCGGCGCTGGTGGGTAGCAATAAACCTTATGCGGCGATGATGCAGTTCGGTGGTGACCAGGCAGATTTCCCGCAGCTGTGGGGTGATATCCCGGGCCGGCCGTACTTACCCATGGATACTGAAGGTCACCTGCAGCCTGAAGCTAAAAGGGCCATTCTCGACTTAGCTTTGGTACATCTGGAGGAAGCAGCACGTTCCTAGGAGGTGTCCGTCCATTGCACGTCTGACAGCGGCAAAAAAGGATTTATTGCCGTTGCGCTTCGTTCTTTCTCGACTAGTATCAAAATGACACTGCGCCTCCAGATTAAGGAAAATCGATGAAAATGGTTATCGGGCTTATCGGGCTTAGCTGCATTCTGAGCGGTTGCGCAGGTGGTACAGCTGGCCAGACGACGAAGATCATAGTGAACCCTTCTCCGATTTGGCCTTGGGATCAAAAGAGCGATGGAGTCCCTCTCAGCGATTGTCGCAAGACGAGTTGTAGCGACAACGATATGTTCTCGGCGATGCTCGCGACAGGCACATACTGCAGACAGGTCAGCAATTATTACGAGAGCGGCGGTAACATCAACTCGAATACTCGGTTAGGCGTCAAGGTTCTCGGTGTCTTGGCGGGGAGTGTCTTCGGTATCACTGCAGGTGGATCTGCCGCAAAGGCTTGGTCGGGCTTGTCGGGAGCAACCAATGGCATTCAAGCTGATTTAAGTGACAATGTATCTGCCCGCTCAAATCGAGCACGTATCGTTAGTAAAATTCTCGCGGATTACAACGTTGAGATAAAGACACTCCTCGGCGACAAAGAGCCCACGCTGCAAGTGCGACGGCTGATCGTATGGGCGTCTATGAATACGTCGAATCGTTGCGCAACTGAAGCAGAGATAGAGCCTGAGAATGCGGCTAAAAAAGTAGAGGCGCAGGTCGCTGAAATCAAGAAAACGATTCAGGACAGCAAAGACTCTCAGCAACAGCAACAGCAACAGCAACAGCAATAGTCAAAACTCTTCAAGCTCAGAACAAGGCCACAGATAATGCTGGTAGAAAAATGTGTACAGCTAAAACTGAACAGCTACTGACGATAAGTGAACGTAGCTGACGACTGCCTAGTACACATACCCGTAAGTCACCGAAAATCTCAGGGACCAGCAACCAAAGGCAACCAGTTCTAACACCCCTCTAATATTTCATCAAGAGACTCAGCGAATATTTTGTGAACATCTTGTGCAGAGAGCCAGTGTGAATTGGTGCCAATTTCAGATTGATAGTCTTTAGTGCGCTCTGCATTTTTATTTGTAATAAAATAATCAAATGAGCAGCGCGCGACCTCTACTGCAAGATCCGAGTACTTCGCGACGTCCAACTCACAACTTGAACCTATTAAATATTGACTGGGCGACAAAGGTAGAATTACCGCTATTAGCTCGTCGGATTTATCCAAAAAAGGCTTGAACTTTCTATCGCCCGCAACATGAAATAGTATGATGGAGTCTCCGAGCGGCAGATCGTCTGTAGAATAGCTCTGAACGGTATATTTTAAATTTGAGTATCTGCTTGCTTTTTTGGGGGGTGAAATGGACTCATTGAGTGTTTTGATATGGGCATTTTTGATAGCCTTGGCAATCAAAGCAGGCATAGCATCTCGTCGCTCATATATTGTATTTGATACTCCGCGAGCGATGCTAGCCTTAAGCTCCCTAAACCCTGCTGGGTTTGACTCCGTGATTTGTTTGAAAAGCTTTTTCGATATTCCAGCCTCAAGTAGTGCTCTCTGAAATACAGGCGAGTTTGGAGATATAATTTTTCCTAGGAAGTCCTGCAAGGAATTTAAGTTTGAAAATGTCTCAAGCAACGTATCTATTAACTCTGAAATCAATATATTAGCATTGGATCGAAAGTGCTGACTTCGAATTTCAAAGTGAGCTAACATTGCGGAAATCTTTGCTGTATCCTCTTCGCATATTGAGCTCGCGCGAAGCCGGTCAACCAGTGGCGAAAAGTTACCTTCCTCCTCTTTGGATATTTTGTCATCTAACTCAGCTTCCGACGAAGTCGAGTAAAACAAAGTCTCGACTCCAACGTTTTTTATGTTTGGTTGAAATGTTTTTGCGTTTTTGGAGAAAACCCAGCAATAAACATCTGTGTTAGTGGTTCGACTGGAAAAACTTTTCTGTAAGAATTTAGGAATGAAATGGTGCCGAAAGCCTGACATTCTTCCTTCTCCTTTGAGAGAGTATAGCCTAACGTGCGATTGATTTTTTTGTTTGCGGTAGACGGAGATAAATTATTAAGGGAAGGCATTCGATTTAACGACAGTTGATAACAGTACAAATCAATTAGATCATTATGACCAGAGTACATAATTTTTATAAAAACGGTCGCGCGTGAAGAGTGCTCCCGCCAGAACAAGCCGTTCGTGAAGAGCCGGCCTCCATGCGATTGCGATATACGAGTAAGTATCGGAACCATGTCATCAGCACGCCTATGGTAGCTGAGAGTTTATGAAACGAGACCAATTTTTAGGAAAAGCTTGCAAAGGCTCGTTGGGAGAACAGCGCCTCCATCGAAACCACCATTATTCTTGCCCAAGCCTGCATTTACGAATGCGAGCAAAAGAGACTCATCCATTTTCGCCGCTTCTGCAATCGTCACCTTCGCAAACTGCCCGATTTTTTCTATATCAAAGGAAGGAACTCGTTCAAGTGCAAACAAGATGCGGCGAAGTTCTTCGAAGGATATTTCTTCTTTAGCGTAAGCAGCAAAGCACTTCGCGGCCAACTCAGGTTTTCTCTCACTCTCCATTCGGTCCAAAATTTCAATTACAGAAGCGCCCGCTCTTCCAGAAAACTTATCATTCTCATTCAGCTTCTCTACCATCGCTACCCGCTCTTCTTTTGAAATATCGGAGAGCTGACTGAGAAAACGAAGAAGCTTGGCGGCGAGTAACTGATCTCTTACGGAGTTTTTTGCACCAATTATATTGATTATGGTGTTAACAATCGGAATATCTTTGAGAGCACCAGATTCAAGCAAAGCGTCTACGCCAACCTCCAAAAAATCCTTCCCTACGCTCATTATCGAATCGGATTGAAGAGCTTTGACCACGGCTGAGCCGCGTTGGGTATCATTTTTATTCATCCTTACCTCGATTCGTTAGCCGTCACCATGGCGTGTTCGGAGCTTTGCGGGCTTCTCTTAACATCATAGTCTATGCTGCAACCTTCGGTTAGCCTCCAAACTCTACGTTCGACACCGACGTCGAGACCACATGCCAAATATTGCGTGCGATTTCCAAGACGGTTATCATGCACGTGCAGCTAGCCCCATGCCCCTTGGTAGAGTAATAGCGTATCGGACTACCTCGTAACCGATTTTTCGCTCAAGTCTCACTCGGTCATGGTAGGCGGCTGCTCTAATTAGATATTAGATATACCTCGCCTTAACTCATAAACAGAATAAAACCAGATCTTTTGTCTTTCAGGATTCAGGTTGCCAGGCATTAGTAACCGACTGCGTTTCAGTATCACTTGAATTATACTCTCATGGCGATAAGGAAATGACACACTTACTCTGATACCTAAGTAATCGGTCAATTCGGTATTCCCATCTGAAAACTTTCTCTCTTTGGCTCTTCCAAGCTGATATATTTTTTTTGACTCCATTATTGCTTTCTTGGCAGCACCAAGAAGTAACCATGATTGAATAATTCGTTCGGAATGGCGGCCTCGACGAGTTATATGCTTCCATCCGACCCTATTCACTAAAATCTCACCAAGAACTTGATTTGTTCTTTCATGAAGATTAGAACGCCAACTCTTATAATACTCCCAAGCATCGTCTCTCAATGACTCGTTGCGACCCAATGTTGGAATAAATACTTCGCTGCGGGATATACTTAACTTTTCCAGCTCGCGGTCTATATGACTCGTCCCGCACAACCGCCTGAAATCTCCCTTCGTATGGTGAGCGAATTTCTGAGTTTTTGGTATTAGGAGCATCCCTTCGTTTGTGGGTGAATAGGTTGCTGCATCACGTAGGTCGGCCCACCAAGCCGGTGGACTCTCCTTAGAAATTGTATCGTCGACAAAAACTACTACGCTTGGCCCTGGCAACCTTGCCCATCTACTTTTATGCTTACTAATATATTCCTTACCTAACTGAACTCCAATATGGTTGGGATACTGGACTTGATCCTTGCGATAGCCATTCCCCCCACATTTAACTTGAACGAAAACCAATCCACCACTATCCGTAGGACGTTTTTCACCGCGTCTCATAATGATCACACCATCAACAGCATCATCATTTTGCGAGGCGTATTCTTGCCAACCACACGCCCAAAGGCCCTCTACAATAGTGGAAACCTTATTGATTCCTATTCGCTCTTTTACCCGATTATCCCCCATACGCCTCCATCAGCTAAAAATATCAAGACATACACGTTAATAATTGGCTTTAGCAGTCCCGCAATAGATATTAGGATGACCTGCTAGCCACTTCCTTTATTTTTTCACGAAAGACCAGGTTGAGAGCTAGCATCAACCTCCAATAGATGACAACCTCAAATTAAAGTTTCAATATCGAAAAGAATACAGGTTCCGCATACCGCAGATAATGTTACGTTGGTCACATGACCTAAAGCATTGCGAAGCTGAATAGTTCTCCCCACTTCAATGCCGACCGGCTGCGAAGCTCCATTATCGATCAATACATCCTTTGAACTGTAAATATACATTTTATTCTTGTCTATTATGAAATCTATTCCATGCCCAATATTTGGTATTGAAAACCAACCTGTATTAGCAAGACAAGAGCAAAAATTATCTGCTCGTTCGAGTGTGATTTCGGTAATATCACCAATCACGGTTGACGTGTTGCTTTTATACTCAGCGTGCGCGGCAAAAACCATATATGGATTAGCCGGGCCGTGACTCGGCGACACAACTCCACGATCATTGGTGGTTTCAAACTGATGCAAACCGTCAGACCTTATGATTGCGACAGCTGCGTCCTGAATTGGGTTACCGTGCTGATCTAGAACCTTGATGCGTTTTTTAAAGGAGCTGTGATCGATTAATTGCTCGCTCGGTCCAAAAGCTATCGCGAGGGCACTATTGACCCATACAGACATTTGACTCCTCATAAACTCAAGGAGCATAGCCACTTTAGGCTCCTCTGCGCTAGATCCATCGATAAAGTCGATCTCTTTCCCCCAAATTCTTAGCCTACTGAAATATGAAGGCCCACGTGTGAAAGACACTGTCGCATTGATTTTTATAATTGATCCTGAAACATTTGAGGATAAAGAAACGGAAAAGCTCGGAGAGGTCTCGTCGGGGGTAGCAATCGATGCTGTTGCCTTCGCCTCAGGATCATATGATACGCTTACATTTTTGAACTTGAGTAGCTTTAGCGAAGCCCCCAACTCCGTTAAAAATGGTTTGAAAAGCAGATCCATCCTTTGCTTAACTATCACTCTATTATTATATGCATCTTGCTCGCGAGCATTTTTTGCTTCTGTCTCGGCTTGCACATTGTCTAGCTTATTTGCATAATCGCCGATATCAATCTTCATGACACTGGTCATCTCCGCCACGGATGGATTCAGCCACGCCGACAACTCATTTAGTACATGTTGCATGCTTGGGCGTGACTCTGGGATTACCGCGGTACAAGCCTCAATCAGCATGTCAATGTGCCGTGTACGCTCAGAACTTATATACTGACCTAGGCGAAACACATCATACTTCGAATAATACGACCCAGGAAGGGCAAAACTTTGCCCGGTAGCAAGAACCCAAAGTGTCTTTGCTAAGGAAAAAACATCTGCGGGTTCTCCACGAGATTCTTTAGCGTCATTGAGCATTTCAGGCGCAATGTAGTGTATTGGGCCAATTTTTTCACCCGACTGTGTTTTTGACTCTTTTCCATCAAATGTAGCAAGACCAAAATCACCAACCGACCAAACACTATTGTATATAAAAAGATTTTCCGGCTTGATATCTCGATGCGTCACTCCACACGAATGCAATTGAGCTAAAACATTCGCTATGCCATGCATAGCTACAACGACATTGTAAAGACTTGACTCATTGCCCAATGCTTCTCTGATCGGTGTCGCACGAGCCATAACAAACCATGGACGTGAACAGTCTAGATCCTCATCATAGATTGGTAAGACCCCAGCGATGCCACTACACTTTCGCATAGCGCCGACTTCATCTCTAAATCTTAGGTGCCGTTCTGGAAATTTCTTATGAGTGAAAAGACGTTTTAGAGCACCCGCTGTGCCATTCTTTTGAACCTCCCATACTTGTCCATTTCCTCCTTTACCAAGTGGGGGGCCGACTTCCCATCCGTTAGTATCATTCGGGGGGGGTGCATTGCTCTCGCCAACCTTCGATGTCTTATCCATGATCTATATATGCTCTTTAGTCATACCTAATGAATTCTATCTAGGCTGGTGTTCCGGCAGCATAATGAAGGCTAAGCAAGCCACACGCAATTGATCTGCGTCCCCTGAGCCGCTACAAAATGAGAAGGGTTGGTAGCCGCGGCATCCCCTCCACTGTGATCCGGAAGCCGCCATCTCACCGTAGATGCTCCGCGGCACCTCAGTCCTTGCTGTCAAGGTTCCGCGCGCAAGCAATAGCAGTGTCACATCTCGATGAGGTTTGAATTCATTGTGGGCGTCCAAGGCACTCGCGATCTATACAGTGAGTCACCTCATTTGTGAGCGCGGCGTTCACTTTGGTCGAAAGCGCCTTTATAGCTAGATTTTGCCCCTTAAGCAGCCAGCAGCTACCGGATAGTGACGCGCCACATCAGGCTGCCTTTATATTGCAAATAATGGCTTCCGCGATATCAGGCTTCGCTGGCTAGCCTCTCCATGAAACAACAGTTTTCCCTTGGGAGAGTATGCAGATTTGGACGCGGCCTCTATTGCTTAGGGGCACGCTTCTGACGAAGCGCGAAAGATGGATCACAAACGCTCGTGCCAGGTGAAAAAACGGCCTAGCTCATGCCTATTCATCGGAAAGCAAAAAAACGAACGTAAACGCTTTATAAAGCCTCCCAGCAGCATTGCCCATCAGCAGCTCTGCTCGTAGTCCAGCCAGTTCCCATCGTACGCAAACCCAACCTTCAGATTATCTTCCAGTTTCATATCCAACACGTTTTGCTCAAACCCAGAAACTCACCTGAATTGGCTCACCAACTCTTTAAATCTGATTAAAAGCCCAACCCCACCAAACACCCAAAACTGCGCACACCATCTCCCAACGGCGCAGCCCCATGACCCAACTCCACATCTTCAAACCCGGCACCCACACCGCCCAATGCGGCACCACCTACAACTTCACCGAAGCCGACCTGGCCGCCACCGTCGCAGCCTACAACCCAACCCTCCACGAAGCCCCACTGGTCATCGGCCACCCGCAACACGACGCCCCGGCCGCCGGCTGGGTCAAATCCCTGTCCGCCACCGCCCACGGCCTCATCGCCGAACCCCAACAAATCGACGCATCCTTCGCCGAGCAGATCGCCAAGGGCAGCTACAAGAAAATCTCCGCGTCCTTCTACCACCCAACCGCAGCCAACAACCCCGTGCCCGGCGTCTACTACCTGCGGCACGTCGGCTTCCTCGGCGCCCAACCGCCAGCCGTCAAAGGCCTACGGCCCATCGAGCTGGCCGAGAGTGAGCCCGGCGTCATTCAATTCAGCGAAGACGGTTCACAGGCCACTGACCTAACCACCGCTGCACTAGAAGCAGAGAACCACCGCCTAAAAGCCGAACTCGCCCAACGCGACAACGCAGCCCGTCTCGCCGCACAACAAACCACTCACGCAACCAGCGTCGCCTACGCAGAACAACTGGTCGCCGCCGGCATGAAGCCGTTGCACGCCCCAGTCGTCATCGCAGCCCTCGACGCCGCGCAGTCCGGCACGGTCCCCTTGGCATTCGGCGAAGGCGACCAACGCCAGCCGTTAAGCGTCGGCCTCAAAACCCTCTTCAACGACCTGACCAACCCCATCAGCTTCACCGAAGTCGCCACCAAGACCCGCACCGGCCTAACCGACGCCGCACCCACCAACCCTCTACTCGCCGACGCCGCAGCCCGCGCCCAACGCTAGGAATCCCCATGGCCACCTTCAACCAACCCAAAGACCTGGGCGATTTACTGCTGCTCCAAGTCAGCCCCGGCTGGACCAAAAGCAACGTCACGCTGCTCGCCGGCACCGACTACCCACTCGGTCAGGTGCTTGCCAAAGTCGCTGGCAAATACCAACGCCTTGATCCCGCCGGCAGCGGTGCCGCCAAAAAAGCCGCTGCCGTCCTGGCCGAACGCGTAAACGCCACGACCGGCGATCAACCCGGCGTAGTCATCGCCCGCGGCGCCGTCCTGGCCCTGGGGCAGTTGATCTGGCCCGCCGGCATCACCGAAGCCCAGCAAACCGTTGCCCTCGACGAACTCAACGCCCTGGGCATCGTCGCCCGCACAACCCTCTAACCCGGAACCCCCCATGAACCTGCCAGACCTGTTCAGCGTCGCCAACCTCACCGCCGCCATCAACAAACTCCCGGCCATCCCCGGCAAGGTCGGCGCCATGGGCCTGTTCGACGAGAAAGGCGTCACCAGCACCAGCGTCATCATTGATGAGCGCGAAGGCCGCTTGGTGCTGGTGCCCAACACCTCACGCAACGACGATCCCGCGCCGCTCGAAGGCCGCAAACGCAAACGCCGCACCTTCGAAACCCTGCACCTGCCCGTTAGCAGTTCGATCCTGCCCAGCCAGCTACAAGGCATCGCCGCCTTCGGCCAGGAAAGCGCCACCGCGCCCGTCGTCACCGTCGTCAACGACCACCTGCAGGAACTCAAAAACAGCATCGAGGCCACCCGCGAATTCCAGCGCGTCGGCGCATTGCGCGGCCAACTGCTGGACGCCGACGGCTCGGTGCTGTTCGACCTGTTTGATGAATTCGACGTCAAACAGAAGAAGGTCACCGTGCCCCTCAGCAAGCCCGAGACCAACGTGCGCAAAGCCTGTCTGGACGCCAAGCGCCACGCCGAATCCAAACTCGGCGGCGTCATGGTCACCGGCTTTCGCGCATTGTGTGGGCCAGACTGGTTCGACGCCTTCACCGACCACGCCAAAGTCAAAGAAGCTTTCGCCCACTACCAGGCGGCCCAAGACCGCCTCGGCGGTGACATGCGCTCAGGCTTCACCTTTGGCGGCATCGAGTACATCGAATACGACGTCACCGTCAGCGGCCAACGCTTCATCCCGGCCGACATCGCCCAGGTCTTTCCCGTCGCCCGTGGCGTGTTCCGCCTGTTCAACGCCCCGGCCAACTACAACGAAACCGTCAACACCCTGGGCCAGGCGTTCTACAGCAAAGCCGAGCCGCGCAAGATGGGCAAAGGCTGGGACCTGGAAGCCCAGGCCAACCCCTTGGCCATGTGCCTGTTCCCCGAAGCCCTCGTTGAACTGAAGGCGGGTTGAGCCATGCGCTACTGCACCCGTGCCGACCTCGGCAACGCTATCCCCCTGATGACGCTTATCCAGCTCTCCAACGACGACCCGGCCGCCACCCAGCCCAACGAAGGCGTCATCGTCGACGGCGTGCGCCAGGCCGAGGAACTGGTCGACGGGTACCTGCGCGGCCGATATCAACTGCCGCTCGACCCGGTGCCCACCGTCCTGCGCGACGCCGTCGTCTACCTGGCTCGCCACTGGCTCTACCAACGCCGCCCCGAAGGCGCCTTGCCCGACGCCGTGAAAGACAGCCGCAAAGACACCCTCCAACTACTGGAAAACATCCGCGACGGCGTCATCACCCTCGGCACACCCACCGGCCAGGCCGTGCCAGAGCCCGGCGAGGTCCGCGTGCGCGCACGTCCTCAACAATTCGGCGCCCAACAGTGGGACCGCTATTAATGACGCCGGCCAAAACTCCAACCGAACAACTGCTCGACGCCATGCTCGCCCGGTTACAAGCCGATCTTGGCAGCGAATTGATAATCGAGCTGTTCCCTGAAAACCCGTTGCAATACCGGCTCAACCATCCCCGCGGTGCCGTTTTGCTCGCCTACGGCAAATCCACGTTCGGCCAGTCAGAAAGCACCGACGCCTGCTTCCAGGCACGTCACTGGGTGCTGCGCCTCACATTGGTATTCCGCCAACTCAATGGCAAAGATGGCGTCGTCGGTCACCTTGACCGCATCCGCACCTGCCTCACCGGCTGGTGCCCACCGCACGCCGACCAAGCCTGCCGCCCCGTCGCAGAACACTTTATCGGTCACCAAAGCGGCGTCTGGCAGTACGCCCAAGACTTCACCACCCGCACCACACACCTGCAAACCCTCGTCCCCGAAAGCGGACCACGACTGACCTCAGCTCAATGCCAGGAGCACCCATGAAACTCACCACGTACCGCTACGCCGGACCACCCAGTTGCGCCTCTCTACGCGTCGGCAAAACCGGCGAACGCCTCGAAGTCCTCCTGCACCCAGGCCAACCGGTCAGCATGCCCGCCGACCACGAGTACACCCGCGTTTTGCTGGCCCTCAAACACCTGCATCCGCAACCCGTTAACCCTCTGCCGACGGGCTTACCCGTAAAGGCAGCACAAACATTATCCGCCGCGAAGGAATAACCCATGCCTGCCAACTACCTACACGGCATCGAAACCACCGAAGTCGAACGCGGCCCCAGATCCATCCGAGTGGTCAAATCCGCCGTCATCGCCGTGATCGGCACGGCGCCCACTGGCCCCGTCAACGAACTGACCCTATGCCTTAACGACATCCACGCCGCACAGTTCGGCCCGCACAGGACAGGCTTCTCCATCCCCGAAGCCCTGCAAGGCATCTTCGACTTCAGCGCCGGCACCGTACTGGTCGTCAACGTGCTCGATCCTGCCTTCCACAGCACCACCGTGGACGAGCAAGACAAACAGTTCGCCCCCAACGATCAATTGCAACTGGAACACGGCGCCCTGCAAACGCTTCAAATAAAATCTGCCGACGGGTTGGTCACCTACTTGGAAAGCGTGGACTACAAAGCCGACAGGCTCACAGGTCACATCAGGCGCTTGCCGACCGGCAACATTGCCGCCAACGCTCTGATCAAAGTGGCCTACACCTACGCCGATCCCAGCAAAGTCACCGCAACGGACATCATCGGCGCCGTCAACGCTGCCGGGCGGCGCACCGGCCTGAAAGCCTTCCAAGACAGCTATAACCAACTGGGCTTCTTTCCTAAAATTTTCATTGCCCCAGGCTTCAGCACCTTGAAAGCAGTGACCGCCGAACTGGGCGCCTCGGCCGGCCAGGTCGGCGGCATCGCCTACATCGACGCGCCCATCGGCACCACCGTGCAGCAGGTATTGGCCGGGCGCGGTCCAGCGGGTGCCATTAACTTCAACACCAGCAGTGATCGTGTTCGGTTGTGCTACCCGCACATCAAAGTCCGCGATCCCGCCCACGGCGAACGCTTGCAACCGCTGTCCATCCGCGCCGCCGGCCTGCGCGCCAAAGTCGACAACGACCACGGCTACTGGTGGAGCAGTTCCAACCAGGAACTGATCGGCGTCATCGGCCTGGAGCGGCCGCTAACTGCTCGGGTCGATGACTCGAACAGCGAAGTCAACCTGCTCAACGAAAACGGCATCACCACCGTCTTCAATTCCTTCGGCAGCGGTCTACGCCTATGGGGCAACCGCACCGCGGCTTGGCCGACCGTCACCCACATGCGCAACTTCGAAAACGTGCGACGCACCAAAGACGTCGTGGATGAATCCATCCGCTACAGCGCATTGCAATTCGTCGACCAGCCCATCACCACTTCGCTGATCACCAGCATCACCGAAAGCGTCAACCTGTTCCTGCGCAAACTCATCGGCGACGGCGCCTTACTCGGCGGCGAATGTTGGTACGACCCGGCTCGCAACCCACAAACCGAGCTGGAACAGGGCCACGTACTGTTCAACTACAAACTCACCGTACCGCTGCCGTTTGAGCGCGGCACCTTTGAAACCGAAATCACCGGGGACTACCTGGTCAACTTGGGGGCTGCATAAATGGCAGGCTTTAGCGCACACCGTATTTCCAATGCCAACGTCTACCTCGATGGCACCAGCTTCTTTGGCAAATGCGAGGAGATCGACCTGGGCACCATCAAAACCGTGATGAGCGACTTCCAGGGGCTGGGCATGGTCGGGTTGATCGAGCTGCCGGATGGCATCGACAAGCTGGAAGGGAAAATCACTTGGAACAGCTTGTACTTTGAGGCGGCCAAGAAGCTGGTGACGCCGTTCAAGAGCGTGCAGTTGCAGTGCCGTTCAAACGTACAGGTGTTCAACAATGGCGGGCTGGTGAATGAGATTCCGCTGGTCACGACCATGACCATTACCGGGAAGGAGTATCAGTTGGGCACGCACAAGCCGCGAGATCCGACGAAGTACGAGACGCCGTTTTCGGCGACCTACGTGCGGCAGATGATCAATGGGGATGAGGTGGTGTTGTTGGATTATTTGGCGAATATTTTTCGGGTGGGGGGTGAGAATCAGCTTGCTAGATTTAACCGGAATCTTGGTGTTGCTTAACGCCTACCCAATAGGGCGCTAAAACATAAATACATGTTCGTAGTTGAAATAATTAGAGAGTTAGCAATATAGTACAAATCGGTAGCGATTAGGACAGGCCAGATCGCACAGATTGAGATTAACGTCATTGTCAAAAGATAACTCAGAAGATTTCATAAAGTCCGTGCAACGCTTTTCAGCACGACACTCCGAACACAAAAAACATCTTCCTACCCTTAACTCCTGCCTCGAAAATATCATAAAAGGGGCTAATGAACTACAGGTGGGTCGCGATAATCCGTTGCCTTTCATATTAAAGGTTGAAACCGAGACCTTGCTACATGTCGTAACCGATCTCAATAGTAGTCTTCTTCTTTCGCTATCTAACGAGCTTTATTCGTCCGTAGAAGCACTGTCCAGAATTGCCCTAGAAAACACTATAAACCTAATGTACATCAACGAAGACACTGATACGAAGCGGGGCAAATCACTTCTCAAAAGCTATTTGACTTCCTCATGGGATAGGGCGGAAAAATGGCTCGATTTCGCCATGCTCACTAAAGACGAGAACTCGGAACAGCGAGCAAGAGCTTTTTTTGATAATCTAAAATTTGCCAAAGACCTACTTCCGCTTTTCCGAGATCCGAAAGTCAAAGGGTGGTCGGACGCACGTGCTCGCTTCAAAGCGGTGGGGCTCGAAAGTCTATACCATATTCTCTATGCTCCAACCTGCAACTCAGTGCATTCTTTTTCGGAGGATATTTATAATAATATGCTCTTTGAGCATACGCCTCCAGAACTCCAGCCAGAAATCTTTAAAAGCATTGAAGCCGAAAAAACGTCATTTGCTTATTACTTGACTACTAACGCAGTGCTTCTTTACGCTGATGCCGTGCTGAGGCTTGCCATCAAATTGAAAAACAAAGACGTAGAAGGCAGCCTCCTTGATGCTCGGGAGAGATTATGGAGTTTAATCAACGAGCATGAGGCGCTAACAGACGAATACTACAAGGCGGTTTCAGATCCGGTATAAGCGCCACCTGTAAAAGTATTGATCTAACATAGACAGGCTGGCGCCGCTGAGCGTCCAGCCTTCTTCATATATGGAATGGCGCTGGATCTATAATGTACTCGTGAATACCTCCATGAGATCCTTGATAGCTGATAGGTTGAGGCATTACAGACGGTATGACCCCAAACTCCAGTTGGGTAGCATCCATGCCGGGAATGAATGGAGAGAAAAAAAGTATTCGACCCGCAAATAGAGTTATTTCTCCATTGACAAGAACTGGCGTTTCATCCCTGATTTGTGAGAATTTTTCTGGCGCACTGAAAGCAATTGAATATGAGCTTATAAAATCCCTCTCACGATAAGGCTCACTAACATTGAGCTTGTCATTAAGCGACATTCCCCTTCGAAGAAAAACATCACTATCACTGATAATGTCGCTGTTTGGATGACTTTGCTTCCATGCTTCAATATGGCGATAAATCATTTGATCGTTGACAGTTAAAATGGCAGCGATATGTTCAATGTCGATCAGTGGAGCTACATCTAAGGGCAGTTCATCTGTCTGAACAATTTTAGCATCACTACCATTCAGTGCACATAAATAATCATGGATTGACCGCTTCAGTCGCCGACACCGACCGCCCTTGCGCTTGCTCATACCGTCAAACCACTCTAAGGCGAGGACTTCACAAAACAAAGTAAAAATATCCCCTGGAAGCCTGTTTCTCAGTTCGCTGGAAAACTCCTCCCGGAAGGCTTCCTTGTTCTCTGTGAAGTATGTTAAAAGATCTACCTCTAGTTCACTGGCATCGACGAATTTTACACCTTCACTGTTAGGGCTGCGCTCAATTGGAACACTCTCTCTATGCGCAGCGATAAGGAAACGTTCCGTAAATGCAGCAGACATGGCGTATTGTGGTAGCAAGGATGTATCGAAGGCTGTACCTAGCTTTTTCATGACTGTCCAGATGTAGAGTTAAATTTTCCCCGCGTTGACCGGCAATTTTCGCCCACAAGACACACAACCACCTCACGACCGATTAGGCAATTGGGCTTCCCAGGTTCCTAATAGGTACAAAGAGAGAGAGCCCGCAAGATTCACGGCAAGTTCCGCATGCCGCGGGGCCGGTTTCACACCGGACTTACCCGTGCCGTGTGAGTCACTTAGACGATTTCGAAGCGCGCCAAGTCCTTCAACAACGGCTGTACAGCCACCTAATATCTGTTTGAAAACCTGCTCCGTATGCTGAGAAGGTGCAAGGTTCAACAACTCTGCCGTTTGACGATAGAGCTTGTTAAGATCTGGACTGTCCGTATATTCCAGGCCAGCTGCTTCAAGGATGTGTTTGCAGACTGATTCCAAAAGCGTTCGGGCCATCGTAATAGCGCCCTCAGGATCAATAGCTCGTCGCTCCAACGATTTGGTCCAAGCCGCCCTCACATGCTCTGAGTCGAACCTTTCAATAGCGCCCGTGACAACATCGTCCGCTGGGGACGTTCCAGCTCTTTCGACATAGTCGAGTAGCGGGCGAAACTCTTCCCAAATATAGTCCCTACGTTCAGCATAGGTTCCGTATTTGCCTTTTATAAATTGCCAGAATTGACTGAGACTCCTGCATGTCCGCACGAATCGCGGAACCATCGTAGCGAGCGTTACGTCGGCCATAATTACCTGACGTAGTTTCAGGTATGCAATGTCGTTTTCATTACCTCCAGTGGCCTGCGAAATCAAAATTCCTTGCAGTGATTCTGCTTCTTCTGAGAGAGGATGCATCGTTGACCTATAGGCGATTCGTGGCAGCTGAAAGTGCTTGCAGCATAGCAGACCGTGGTGCGAATCACCGCTGCGCGTAACTGACGGATTGGCTTGCGAAGCAGACGATTTGTTCAGACAACCGTACATAACTCCAGATCGAATCGGCCGGCTGTTTCGCCAGGCGATCGTCGGGATATCCAGATTTACAGAGAGGCTACAGCCCCGATAGCCGTTGCCTACACAGACTGCAGAATCCCCCGGCAGCGTATCCTTAGGTCCACCGGTATCTTATCCCCCGTCACCGCTCACGGTGACCGAGCGGAGCGGCCTGCAGTAGTACTTAAGGTGCCTCTGATGAAGAACAGGTCGCTCCGCCCGATGTTTGATGGCGCTGTACGCTGAGCCCCTAGGCGCTCTGGTGATGCCCAGTTCTCCGGTCTACTCCGGCGTGCAGTGGCCGTCTTTTTAGCAAACCGGCTACTTATGGTAGCTGTGCGAGGGTTCAGCCGACTGCATCAAGGTCGGCCTCTTTGCTGGAGACCTCGTACAGCTGCCTCCCTCCGCCAGCATCCTTCAAAGCCCATCAAGAGCGGTCGAAGGCCGAAGCCAGTCGCCCAAGACAACTGCCTTCAACCTAAAGCCCTCTGCCGAGAAAGCACGTCGTTGCTGCGGGCAAATGTAGGTAAATTCCTCAAAGTATGCGCCAGCGTATTATCTACGGCAGGATCTCGTTTAATATCGATGAGGCCGGAGCGTTCCATAAGACACTGTATTTGCAGCAATACAGTTTCAAGAAATAACGACGAAAACTCGACTCGTTTAATTGCCGTAAACATATCCAGCGTGACACGTTTAAATACATTCCACATTACGCCCTAAAGGCTACGAGACCTTGCGTCCTTACTTACGCATGCGTCAGAATCCGCTGGCTTGTGCGCTTTGTCTCTGGCCTCTATCGTTTACCTGCCACTTCCCATCAGTGGTCGGGTTTAGTAGCCCGGACGGTGTTAGTAACGTGCATAAGTACCATTCAGTCAGGTCATTCTATTCCTGCACTTGATGGTGGTTGTGCGCAGGGCGCCCTTGGGCGCGCCGGGTTTGCTAATTCCACCGGTCTACTAACCTGCGCACAGCCGCCACCCTTCTTTTAGTAGAGAACGGTTGCGGCCCCATTTGAGGAATTAGTTATATGTTCAAGGTTACTCCCAACCCCCCGAATATCGACTCGGTACTCTACGGCGACTCTCTCGACCCCGAAAAGTTGAAAGAGGCGGCAGACCGCGCGCTCAAGCACTACCTCAACCCCGGGGCAACGAAAACGCAGATACAGCCCCGTAAGCCCAGCACGATCTTCACCATCGACGCAGCGGTGGATGACGAAACGTTGCTCGTTGAGGCGTGCGAATCCTTGGCATCCGCCAGCGTGATGGTCAGCGACCTCACCGATTTGACGGACGGCCCACGACGCCAAACGATGCTGGTGCTGCAACGGGTCATCATGTTGGGTGAGTTAGCGGTCAATCGAGTACTGGATAACCACAAACTACCTGGGTAGTCGCCAGGTAATGTTGCGGGGGCGCCGCAAGCGCCCTCACAACAGAAGATCAGCAAGAACTACAGGGTCTCTTGCCTCTTCTGTTCAGCAACACGGCCAACGTAAGCACGCAGGTGAACCCTCGCGGCACTGACTGGGCTAAGCCCACGAAGCTCCGTGGAACGTTGGCTTCCGTCAGGCAGCGACACCGTTAAGGTGTCATTGAACACGCTGTACAAAGCGGTGTGCTGCACGCCATCAATTTCTATCGTGATTTCGTCTTCCATCCGTTCTCCGGTCGTAGCAAGGGTTAATCATTCCCATAGCTATGGGAACGGTCTCCGGCCATCAACGCATGTTCAGGCAGGCGGGCAGGCTATCGAACACTTCCAGGCCATGGCCCGTCACGACGTATTCGTCCCCTCCACGGATAAGCTCTTCATCTTTGAGCCACCGAACGCAGGCATTCAAAAATAGTTCGTCAGGTGTTTCAACGTAATACCCGTCGTGAGGATCCAGGCGGCCTGCCGGGAAGCCGAAATCCTCCGCACTCAAGCCAATAGGCGTAGGACAAGCATCGATCAGTTTGCTCATTATCTGAGTAATCAAATCATTAAATTTTTCTTTGTTCGACTCACTCATAATTCCATTTCTCCTTGTGTATTGGTCTGGTTGCCGTCTTCCAAAGCAGCCTGAATCCTCTCTTTAAATCCGATTAAAAGCCAGTATCCAAGCGCACCGTCACCATCAGGGCTCAACGAAGAACAACCGATCTCACCGATCGACCTGGAGCATAACGATGGCCGACACACTCAGCTTCCCCCTCAAATTCCCCTTCAACAGCGCCAGCGGTGAGCAGATCTCGACGCTGCCCATCAAACGCCTCAAACGCAAAGACATCACCGCGGCTCAAGCGGTGACCAAAGATGAAGGCGCCATGGAAGATCTGCTCGTAGCCAAGATGCTCAGCATCACGCTCGAAGACCTCGGCGAGTTCGACATCGCCGACTCCCGCCTAGCCACCGAGGTGTTGCGGGAAATGGCAGCCGCACGTGACCTTGCTGCAGTCCTGGGACGAAGCGCTGTTGCTGGTACTCAGGATGCAGCCGTCTGAGATCGCCCAGCTCGACATGCTGGAGTACTGGCGCTGGGTGGCGGTGTGTGAACGAGAGATCAATCGTCGGCTCGAACTGGCCGACAAAGCCAGTGGCTGATCAGCGTCACAACGCTCACCCCCAAGCCGGCCAATAACGCGCCGCCCGCAGCCAAAGGGGCGGCCATCAAAGCCAGCAACGGCAGCCCAAAACAGAACGCCAACACCGCCGCCCATAACGGCAAATGCACCAGACACAGCCAGGCAAGCCAGATCACACCGGTACTGATGGTCAGTGCGTAAACAGTGCGGGCGGTGCGTAGCGCGGCTTTTTCAATCATGCCCAAAGCGTAGCAAGATCCATGGCGAATGAAGTCCTGTTGGGGTTAAAAATCGGTGGGGTTGTTTCAGGCAGTTTCAATGCGGCCTTCGGCTCAGCCAAATCCACTGTGCAGCAGCTCGGGCGGGCCACCGATGGCCTCACCGTCAAGCAGCAGACCATTGGCAACGCGCTGTCGGCGTCCCTGGCACGCGGCGGCACTGGCCTGGTAAACCTGCGTCGTCAGTACGACTCGCTGGGCAGCACCATCGACCAACTCAAAGCCAAGCAAGACAGCCTCACCGCCAGTATCGAGCGCGGTGCGGCGCTCAAGGGCAACCGCCGTGAGCTGCGCGGTCAGGCCATGGAGGTCATCGGTACCGGTGTAGCGTTGGGTGCGCCCGTGATGAAGTCATTCAATACAGCGGTCGATTTCCAGGACCAGACCCGCGACATCGCCATCACCGGCGGCTTCAACCCAGCGCAAGAACAGCGCCTGAGCGCGGCCATGCGTGGTGCGGCGCTCAGGTGGAACCAGACCCAAACCGACATCGCCAACGGTACCGCCATCCTCATCGCCGGCGGCCTCGACAACCTGCAAGAGCTCACCGCATACGCCCCGGTCATGGCAAAAACGGCCACCGCCACCCGCGCCAGCATGAAAGATTTGGGCTCGGTCGCCATCGCGCTCAACGACAACTTGGGCATTGGCGCGGCAGGCCTTGAGCGCGCCATGAACATGCTGGCGTTTGCCGGTAAAAGCGGTCAGTTCGAACTGGCCGACATGGCCAAATGGCTGCCGCAGCTCACGCCCCAGTTCGCCTCCTTGGGCATTACCGGCGAGCGCGCCGTGGCCGAGATCGGCGCCTCGCTGCAGATCGCCCGGCGCGGGGCCGGCAGCAATGATGAGGCCGCCAACAACTACAAAAACTTCCTTTCAAAACTCACGGCACCGGAAACACTCAAGGCTTTTGAAAAGGCTGGTATCGACCTGAAGGGCAGTATAAAAAACCTGGTCAGCGAGGGTTTGTCGCCCGCGCAGGCCATGCTCAACATCCTTACCGCCCACCTGGGCAAAAAAGCCCCGGCCGCAGCCGCCGAGTACGGCAAAGCGCTGAACATCAAGGACGAACAAGAACGGCAGACGGCACTGGCCCGGCTCGATGAAGCCTATAAGCTCGGCGCGTTATTTGCTGATCAGCAAGTCCTGTCCTTTATCCGGCCCGTCTTGGCGAATCAACAGGATCTGGCCAGTATCGAACAAGGCAGTAAAAGCGCCGCCGACCAGGGCCTGCTCGATCAGGACTGGGCCAAGCGCATGGGCAGTTCCAAAGAGCAATTGAAAGAGCTGCGCAACAACCTGACCGACATCGGCCTTTCAGTCGGCAGCGCGCTATTGCCCGCCATCGTCGACGTCAGCCGCGCCGTGGTGCCACTCATGCGCTCGTTTTCGGCCTGGTCAGAACAGCACCCAGATCTTATTCGCGGCGTGGTCGGCTTGGTGGGGGGCCTGCTGCTCGGCAAACTGGCCTTCATCGGCGTGGCCTACGGCGCCCAGCTGGTCATGGCACCGTTCGTGGCCATGACCACCACCGTCACCGCACTGTCTGCCAAGTGGGCGTTGCTCCGTGGCCTGTGGCAGACGGGAACATTTGCGCCGCTCATCACGCGGCTAAGCCGTATCGGCGGTGGGTTGCTCAAGGTCGCCCGCGGTGCGCTGTTCTTGGGCAAGATGCTTGGCGGTACGTTGTTGGTCGGGTTGAAACTCGCCGGGCAAGCCGTCCTGTGGCTTGGCCGAGCACTGATGCTCAATCCCATTGGGTTGTTGATCACCGGTATAGCGCTGGCGGCGTACCTGATTTACCGGCACTGGGCGCCGATCAAAACGTTCTTCACCGGTCTGTGGGCCGAGGTAACCACTAGCTTTAGCGGTGGTCTGTCCGGCATCGTCGGCTTACTGGTCAATTTCTCTCCGGTCGGGTGGTTCTATCGCGCCTTTGCCAGTGTCATGACTTACTTGGGCATTGATCTACCGGGCACGTTCACCGAGTTCGGCGGCCTGCTGGTCACAGGGCTGGTCAACGGCATCAGCAACATGGCCGGCGCCCTCAAAGACAGTGTCGTGGGCATCGGGTCGTCCGTTAAGGGCTGGTTTACCGAAACCTTGGGCATTGAGTCCCCCAGCCGGGTTTTCATCGGTTACGGCGCTAACCTCAGTGAAGGTGCAGCCCTCGGTATCCGCGCCCAGGCGGGCTTGGTTCGTCAGGCCGCGCTCGGCATGGCCGCACAAAGCGCGGTGGATATGGCGCCGCCCAATCCCGCGCAGGTGACCCAGGCCAGCATGATAGGCGGCACTGGCCGAAGGTCAGCCGTAGCGGGTTCTGAATTCGCGGGCCCAATGACCTTCCATTTCTCGCCTCAGATCAACCTGCCCAGCGGTGCCGGCATGGACCAGATCAACCAAGGTTTACACGCCAGTTATGCCGAATGGGTGCGGCTGATGGAACGCTACCTGCACGACAAACGCCGCCGCAGTTACGGCCCCGCCGATGAGGTCACCGCCTAATGTTTGCCATCTTGGGCGATATTGAATTCACCGTCGCAGGCGGCATCAGCGGCATGGAACACAACGCCTCGGCCGATTGGGCCGAGCATGCGCGCATCCAGGGCAAGCCGTTATTGGAGTGGATGGGCGATGGCCTGGATGAATGCAACCTGACCATCGAGTTACACCCGATGCTCGGCGACCCCGAAGAACGCCTACGGGCGTTACGCCAGGCCAAAAGCCAACATCAGCCGTTGGCGTTCGTCATGGGCAGTGGCGAGTACCTGGGGGCCTATGTCATCAGGCACATCAGCAACACCTTGCGGCGTGCCACCGCGACTGGGCAGACCAAAGCGGCCACTGTGCAGCTCAATCTGGCGGAATACACCGGCACCTTTACGCGCAAAGTCGCGCACCCCGGCTTACTCGACGCCACCCTGAGCGGTACGTCAGCCGCCAATAGCGGTTCACCTGGCTGGATCACCCGCGTGACGCCATCACCCAGCACCACGCAAAAGGTGATCGCCCATGCGAAAACGGCAGCGAACATGCTCAGGGCGGGCCAAAGCCTTTATCACACGGTCAAGGACGGTAACGCCGCCATGATCCTGGGCCAAGTGCCGCAGCTACTCGGCATCACGGCGCGAGTCATCGAGCCGCTGCAAGGGTTAGCCACCGTCGCGGGGTTGCTCGACCACGGCTCAGATTTATCCCGCCTGGGCGAGCAAGTGCTCGGCAACGTCATGGGCGCACGCGCCAGCTTGAACCCTGTTGACCTGGGCAACATCCTCGATCGCTTTTCCGCCTCCCAAGAAGCACTGGACCAGGCACTCAGCACCATGGACGCAGCCAACACGCGATTGGCGGGGCTGGCCGCGCAAGTCTTGACCCGGAGGGCCTGATGTTCATCGCGCATATCACCACCGAGGGCGAACGTTGGGACCAATTGGCTTGGCGGTATTACGGCGACGCCCACCGTTATTTGCCGATCGTCCAGGCCAACCCCCACGTGCCCATCAGCGCCATATTGCCCGCGGGTCTCACCCTCGCCATCCCTGTATTGCAACCGCAGCCCACCACAGAAGACCTGCCGCCATGGATGCGATGATTCCCCAACAGGTGCCACAGGCGCGCTTTGTACTCATCTACCAGCAGCGCAACATCACCCGTAACGTCAGCCAACACCTGCTGTCTTTGTCCTACGCCGATTACCTCACCGGCCAGGCCGATAGCCTGGCGGTCGAGCTGGAAGACACCCAAGGCCAGTGGCGTGACCAATGGTACCCAGGCCACGGCGACAGCCTGGAACTGTCCATCGGCTGGGAAGGCCAGCCCTTGCGCGCCCTCGGCCGTTTCGAAATCGACGAAATCGAACTCAACTGCCCACCCTCGACCATCACACTCCATGGCCTGGCCACCGGCATCAAAACGGCGTTGCGCACCACACAACACCACGCTTACGAAAACACCACATTGGCCGCCATCGCCCAGCAAATCGCCACCCGCCAAGGCCTGCAACTGGTCGGCAACATCCAACCGATCCCACTCGATCGGCTGACCCAGCAAGACGCCGACCTGACCTTCCTGCGTAATCTCGCCGCCGAGTACGACTACGCCTTCAAAATCACCGGCCAACGCCTGGTCTTTCACGCCATTAGCCAGCTCGCCAACGCCGCGCCGGTAGCAACCCTGATACTCCAGGACTTAAGCCGAGTGAACCTGCGCGACCAAATCAAAAGCGTCCCCCAAGCCATCGAGCTCAAACACAAAGACCCCGCCCACAAGCAACTGCTTACTTACACAATCGAAAACGGCGAAACCGTCGCCGTGCCCAGCAGCATCAGCAAAACCACCACCAGCGGCGACACCCAAAAAAGCCGCAAACGCAGCGCCTCCACCGAAGAGTCCAAAGCGAAAGCCAACGCAGAACGGGCCAAAGCCAACCGCGAACGCACCACCGGCAGCTGGGCGGCCATGGGCCGACCCAACCTGGTCAGCGGCAACGTCGTCACCCTGGCCGCGGCCGGCCAACTCGGCGGCCACTACCTCATCACCTCATCCCACCACCGCATCACCCGTATTGGCGGCTACACCGTCGACAAACACGTGTGCCGCGTCCGCACGACCAATCAAGAGCAAACCCCATGAGCATCGACCTGGCCTACGGCGAAGTCAGCGCCATCGACTATCCAAACTGCCGCATCCGCGTCCGCCTGGAAGACCGCGATGGTCTTCAGACTTATTGGCTCAACATTCCTCAACGCAATACCCAGGGCACCAAACGCCGCCCACTCATGCCCGAACTGGGCGAACAGGTTGCGGTGTTGCTTGATGCGGATGGGGTGGGCGGCGTGTACCTGGGCGGGATCTATTCAACTGCTGAACCGCCTCCGGTTGGGGATGAGGATACGGATTATGTGCGGTTTAGTGATGGGACGGTTTCGGCTTATGACCGTGCGGCTGGGGTGATGAGATTGGAATGCGTAGGGGCGTTGGTTATGAAGTGTGCAAGGAACATTACGATTGAGGCAGGTGGGCTCGTGGTGGTGAAAGCATCTTCGGTGACGTTGGATATCTCGCAGGTTACCTTGAACGGGGACCTGCGAGTAAACGGAGACATTGAATCTACGGGATCAATTATGGATACCCGTGGCAATTCAAATCACCATAGCCATTAAAGTCCCGAGCCTTGCTACCGGATTCCTATTCATCACTCGCAGCGGGTGGGGGGACGGCCTTGAACTTTGCCGATCCACGCCCCTGATGCTCGGATAAAGGCTCGTCGCAATGCCTTAGAACTTCGCCGGTGAGCAGGTCAGTCACAGTTTCCAGGTAGCGATCATTGTCTTTGTCCAGCACTCGTTCCTTGTTCACATATCGGCCCAAACGAACGCTAAGTTCTTGGCCGGATTTGAAATGGAGCCTCTGTTTCTTTTTCCCACTCAGATTAGATTGCTTCAGTTTCCCATCTAGCATTTCGAAGACGGGAGAATCAACGGTATCTGAAAGCTCAAGTTCAACGATTCGCTTCCTCGAGCCACATTTAGAACAAGGGTCTCGGTCAGGCTCGCTTGCACGCTGATTCAGCTTCGTTCCGCAGTCGGCGCATTTAACACTCTCGGAATCTGCTGGCATTTTGAAGTCCTTATCGGTTTGTCCTTGATATTAATATGGTATCAACATTTCTGCCTCTTTAAAGCTGATTAAAAGCCGTCTCTTTCAAGCTCACACATCATGGGTGTATGACAACGCCCACTACCCACACCAGTATCACCGCCGCCCATTGGCAGCCCAACCTCGGTACCTCCGGCGAGGTCGTCGAGGGCTTGCGTGACATCGACCAGTCCATTCGCATCATCCTGACCACCCCCAAAGGCAGCGACCCCCATCGCCCGGAATTCGGCAGCGACCTGCACCTGTACCTCGACTGGCCCACCAACCGCGTGACCCCACACCTGGTCCGCGAAGCCGTCGATGCCATCAGCCGCTGGGAACCGCGTATCTCGGTGGTCCAGGTCCACATCCTGATCAATGCGCAACAGATCATCGTGCGGGTGCGATGGGGCATCGCCGGCCAGATTCTCCAATTGACCGAGGTGCCTTATGCGCGAGCTGCCTAAACCCGAGTTCATCAAAATCGACCCGGCAGAGCTCGAGGCGAAACTGATCGCCCGCTACGAACAGAAATCCGGCAAAACCCTGTACCCCGCCCAAATCGAACGGCTGTACATCGACCAGATTGCCTACGCCGTGTCCCGGCTACAGATGAGCATCCAACACGCCGGTGAACAGCTGCTGGTGCGCTTCGCCCGCGGCCCCATCCTCGACTACCTCGGCGAACTGGTCGCCACGCCCCGACTGCTGGCAAAGCCGGCCCGTTGCACCTTGCGCTTCAGCCTGCCCATGCCGGCAATACAGCCGCTACTGATCCCAATGGGTACACGGGTAAATACTCAAGACGTCAAGCTGACCTTCATCACCGACCAAGACGTGACCCTGGCCGCCGGCACTACCCAAGTGACAGTCACCGCCACCTGCCTGACCGTTGGCGAACAAGGCAATGGCTGGACCGCCGGCCAGATCAGTGCCCTTGGTAATCCGCCGATGGCAGGCCTCACCGCAAGCAACACAACGGCCACCGCCCACGGCGCCCAAGACGAAGACGATGACCGCTATCGCGAGCGCATCATCCTGGCCCCCGAAGCCTTCAGTAACGCAGGAAGCCGCGCCGCATATCGCTACCACACATTGGCCGTGCACCAGTCCATCGTTGATGTCGCCGTCCATGGCCCAGACGAAGGCCAACCAGACGGCCATGTCGCGCTATTCCCGCTGACCACCAGCGGCCTGCCAACAGACGACCTACTCCAACGCGTTAGGGCCCAGGTCAGCGGCGAAAAACTCCGACCGCTGTGTGACACGGTTAACGTGTTATCACCCACCGAAGTCGACTATCAGATCAAGGCCAACATCACTTTCTACGCCAATGCAGACCGCCCGACCGCGATGGCAGCCGCACAAGCCGCCGCACAAACCTATGCCGCCGATTGCCGCGCCAGTCTCGGTCGGGACTTGGTGCCGGAACAAATCACCGCATTGCTTCAAGTGACCGGGGTGTACCGCGCCCATCTATTACTGCCGGCAGACCTACGCGAGTTGCAGGGCCATGAGTGGGCAAACTGTTCAGCCATTCAATTAATCGATGCCGGGGTGGTCCATGACTGATCAGCCTCTACCACCTGCATTGGCCGGCGATGAACGTTTCGCACTGTTATGCGAGCTACTAAACCGAGCACTGGCCGAGCTTGATCTCAATGTAATGCTGGTCTATCTGATCGACCTGGTGAAACCCGCGTTACTACCGGTCCTGGCCGACCAGTTCTCGCTCTTGGACGAAGCCGCCTGGCAATTGGCCGAGTCCGAAGAAGCCAAACGCAAGTTGATTAAAGGCGCCGGTGAACTGCACCGCTTCAAAGGCACACCGTGGGCAATCCGAGAAGTCATCCGCCTGCTGGGCTTCGGCGAGGTCACCCTCTTGGAAGGGATACAAGCGCAGCCAAGCACCGAGCCCTCCATCTGGTCGCTATACCGGGTCGTTTTAAAGCGCGTCATCACCAACGACCAGGCGATGCTCCTGCGCCGCCTACTTCTTTCCGTCGCCCCGGCGCGCTGTCGCCTGGTGTCGCTCGACTATCAATCCGTCGCCATCCGCTACAACGCAGTCGCGTGCTACGACGGCCAATACAACCATGGGAGCAGCTAATGGCCGATTTACCCGAGTCTCAAGATTGGGCACCCGGTGTGTACCAGCTCGAAACCTCCGATCCCGTACTAGGCGGGCCGGAGGGCATATCGAATCAACAAGCCAAGCAATTGGCGAACCGAACGTCCTGGTTAAAGAAAAAAATAGAGTCTTTCCTCGACGGCTCAGGCATTAACTTTGCCAGCCAGCAGGAAGCAGAAAAAGGGGTTGAGACCAACAAACCCATGAACGCTCTCAGAGTGTTCCAAGCAATCGGCGCCAAAGTCGTTCAGGCGACCACAAGCACCTCAGGCATCGCGCGGATCGCAACTTCCACCATGGTCAGAGCCGGCACCGACAACCGCACAATCGTGACGCCTAAGATGCTCGCGGCGATGTTCCCGTTCCGGGGGCGGCAGGTCTATAAAGTGCCGGGGGTCTACACCTGGGAAGTACCCTCTGGAGTAACCAAAGTCTGGGTAGAGGTCATCGGCGCTGGTGGCGGTGGTGCGCGACTTACAACGCTCCCAGGTCCCTCCGGTGGTTCTGGTGGCGGGATAGCTCGAAGATTTTACGATGTCAGTGACAAAGCGTCGGTGATAGTCACAGTGGGCGCAGGCGATATCGGCGCTTTAGTTGACGGGGGAACAGGCACCGACGGTGGCACCTCATCATTCGGTACGGCCATAGCGGCCACGGGGGGCGGTGGTGGCTTAATCAACGGGAAAGGAGCACACGGGGGAAGGGGTCATGGTGGCGACGAGAACCATAGTATTGGGATAGCCGGCCACGCGATTGGTGGCTCCACCAGTACCACTTTCCTCGGTGGCGCTGGCGGTGGCGGATCGTCGGGGCCTTCGTGGATAGACGATGTAAAGCCCCTGACTCCGGGACATGGGGGCGGAGGACGAGGCGGCGGTGCCGCCCCTGATGGCGCAGATGGACAGGTGACCATTCAATGGTAACCAGCACCTGGGCACGAATAGAAAACGCAACAGTCGCCGAAGTGACGAACATAGACCCGCAAGACAGATTCCCGCCATCTCTTGTATGGATAACCTGTCCTGACGACACACGGCCAGGCATGCAGTATGCGGATGGAATATTCACGGCTAAACGTGAAACGCCCATTGACCATGCTGCACACATCGCCCGCGTGCGCTACCAGCACGAAACAGCAGGCATCACCGTCAACGGCGTGAATATCGATACCCACCGCGACAGCCAAGCCTTAATCACAGCCGCGGCGCTATCGGCCGTCATCGACCCAACCTACGTGTGTGTTTGGAAAGCCCTAAGCGGCCCGGTCACGCTAACGGCCACCCAACTGATCGACATCGCCACCGCGGTACGCACGCATGTCCAAGCCAGTTTCGACCGCGAGTGTCAGTTGCTGACAGCACTGGCAGAAGGCACCTACAAGGTCGACATGCTCGACCACGGATGGCCCGCGGCGCAGGGGACATAACCATGCAGGAAATACGCTGTGGCGAGTGCCACCGCAAACTCGCCACCGTTCGCAGTTTCACCGAACTACAAATCAAGTGCCCGCGCTGCCGGACACTCAATCACCTGAAGGCCCCGAGCCTCCTATCCGAATGCCCTGAGCATCTGCCCACAAAAGAGCAGACATGCCCCAGCCCACCATTGGAAGCCTGTTCGCAGGCATAGGAGGTTTTGATGTCGGATTCGAAAACGCAGGCTACCGCACCGCCTGGCAAGTGGAACTCAACCCCACCAACCGGGCTGTCCTTGCCGACCGATTTCCACACGCCACCCAGTTCGAAGACGTGCGCCACTGCGGCGCCCACAACCTCAGCCCCGTCGATGTCCTCACCGCCGGATTCCCTTGCCAGGACATCAGCATTGCTGGCTCAAGACCCAACAACAAAGACACCCGAGGCCTGCGCGGCCAAAGAAGCGGTCTGTTCTGGGAAGTCATACGAATCCTCAAAGAGACACAACCTCGCTGGGTGGTGCTTGAGAATGTCGTTAACCTGCTCGCTATCAACGATAGCCAAGACTTTGAAACAGTCATCGGGGCCCTTGCGCAATGCGGGTATGTGGGATGCTGGCGGGTGCTTAATGCTCAATATTTCGGAGTCCCCCAGCAACGTCGTCGCATATTCCTGGTCGCAGGTCATCGACGAATGCCCCCCATCGAGCTGCTGGCTGACGCTGCGCCAGTGGAAGCAATACCTCCAGCGTCTAGCAAGATCCAGTGGCCACGGCCAGCGGATGCATGGGCTGCCAATACTCTATTGGCAAACAAAGCAGGCTCACAAATCGCTATGGGCTGTACAACTTTCATCGCTCACCCGAACGGATGGCATCAGATGGCTGAGCGGCAGCGAACGTCTGAAAATGATGGGCTTTGCCTCGGACTGGATGCGGCCAACCTTGCAGAGGCTTTCGCTGCCGGAAACGCCGTCGTTACGCAAATCGCGCAATGGATTGCCGAAAAGCTAA